GGAATAACACGGACAAAGGAAAACCTTTATCTGATAGACTCCAAGAGCGGTGACGGCTACGACAAAATCCTCCAGGTAATAAAGGACGAAAATCACCTGGATTTTTAATAATTTTTCTTGACATAAAATACTAGGTGTAGTATAATAATCATTGAGGAAAAGAGATATGACAGAATTTGAGTTTGATTTATCTGACAGAATAACAAAGATTAAAAGCATGAATGAACTTTATGACCTTGAGCATGAGGCTTTTATCTCCTTTTCAGGCGGAAAAGATTCTACTGTTCTCTCTAGGCTGATTGATGAAGCTCTTCCTGATAACAAGATACCACGGGTATTTTTCAATACAGGAATTGAATATAAAATGCTTGTTGATTTTGTTAAGGAATGTGCTGAAAATGACAGCAGGTTTATAATCTATAACAGTGGAGTAAACATAAAATCAATGCTGGAAGAAAAGGGCTATCCTTTCAAGAGTAAAGAGTTCAGTCAGAAGCTCCATTTATATCAGAAGTCAGGTAAAACTAAAACAGTTACAGATTATTTAGGTGAGACGGGAAATAAACCACAATGTTACCAATGTAATAAAAAGTTGAGGAACTGTTTCACTCCTGAGTTTACGTTAAATGTATCTGATAAATGCTGTACTGAACTCAAGAAAAAAGTATCTGAAAGATTCAGCAAAGAAAATGATAAACCTGTAGTAATTACAGGTATGCGTAAGTCAGAAGGTGGAAATAGAGGAAGTGTTACTAGTTGTGCTATTTTTGACAAAGGTAAACTTCATAAGTTTCACCCTCTGTTACTTGTAAACAGCGATTTCATTGACAAGGCTATATATATATATGGAATAAAGCTGTGTAAGCTTTATTATCCGCCATATAATTTTGAAAGGACTGGTTGTAAAGGTTGTCCATTTAACCTGAAATTGAAAGAACAGTTAGCACTAATGAGAGAGCTTCTTCCGAGTGAATACAGACAGTGTTGGTCTATATGGAAAAAAGTTTATGAAGAGTATGAAAGATTAGGATATAGATTATAGGAGAAAAAGAGACATGAGTAAAATAGTAGTTGGATTAGACTGTGAAACACACGACCCTTTACTGAAAACAAAGGGCTACAGCTGGAAATATAACGAGGGCTATGTCCTGAATACAGCCTTATACTATGAAGCTGAAGACAAGGTAAAAGTCATTGCTGGGCTTCATAACGATAACTGTCCTTTTTCAGAGGAGAAAAGACAGGCTGAAAACGCTGAAATTGTAGGATTGTTACAAAATCCTAATGTTTGTATCGTTGGAGCAAACATTACATACGACCTCGGCTGGCTTTTGTATGAGTACGGAATGTCTACATATCAGGTTAAGTGTTCGTTCGTTGATGTCCTCATTGCTGAACGTTTCCTGAATGAGTTTTCTACACCTGACTTGGACGGTCTTTCTTGGAGCTACCTCAGATACGGTAAGACCAAAGAAAGAATCGAGCAATGGGTAAGAGAGAATAAAGCAAAGAAGGGTGACTTCCGTAAATATCTTCAGGACGCTCCGTGGGAGCTTCTTGTTGAGTACGTACAGGGAGACGCAAAGAACCCAGTTAAGATATGGAGAAAACAGCTTACAAAGCTCATCAAGGAAGAGCTGTGTCAGCGTGTCAAGCTTGAGTTTGACTGTATCCTTCCTTGTCTTCAGATGACAATGAACGGACTTCCTATTGATGAACAGAAGAAGAAAGAGAACTATGAGTACCTTTCTGGAGTTATTAAGAAGTTCCGCTCTGAGTTCATAGCGAAGTACAATCTTCCGAACTTCCGTATCACAGCTTCAAGGGACGTAGCGTCTTTCCTTGATTCACATAATATCCCATACGACCATGCGATTACACTCACAGGCTATAATGGAAAGCGTTTTACTAACGGAGACGAGACAGACAACGCTTACAAGAAAGCTAAGCAGATTGTCACAAAGTTCCGTCTCGTAAAGGGAAAGCCTGTTGCATACGTACCAAAGGAGCTTGCAGAGCGTACTCAGCTTCTTCTTGAGGAAGAGGGCTTTATGTGTAACAACTCTCCGAAGCTCGACAAGAAGTACCGTGAATCAAAGCGAGAGGGTTACCCTGAGCTTGCCTTGATTGACGACTGGAAGAAAGCCAACGACATCTGCTCAAAGATTCTTGGAGACAAGTACAACAGATTCTACACAAAGAACTTCAAGGGAGAGACCTGCGTAAAGCCTCAGATTAAGACAGCGGATACAAAGACCCACCGTATGAGCGAGAACATGCCGAACGGTCAGCAAATCCCTTCAAAGAACGGAATCAAGATTCACGATGATGACGGAAAGGAAATTGAAATCAAGTTCCCTAAAATCACTCGTGCTCTGTTCCGTGCCAGCAAGGGCTGTGTATTCGGTAAAATCGACTACGGTCAGATTGAGTATCGTTACATCTGTAACATTGCCTGCGGAGAATCAGGAAAAGAAGTAAGAAGACAGTATGCTCTGAATCCTCATCTTGACTTCCATCAGTACGTTGTAGACCTTACAGGACTTGACAGAAAGTATGCAAAGAACATGAGCTTCGGTGTATCATTCGGTATGGGACTTCCTTCTATGGCTGAGAACTTCGGCTGGACTATGGAGCACGCTCAGGAGATTTCAGACCAGTACCACGCTCATATGCCTTTCGTAGCTCCTACTCTTGCTCTTGTAGGTGACGTAGCTAAGGACATAGGATACATACGAACGGCTTACAGAGCTAAGGCTCGACTGAAGGACAAGAAGAAAGCTTACTCTATGCTCAACCGTTATACTCAGGAAAGTGGTGCTGAGAGCATGAAGCTTTCAATCCGTCAGTCTTATCAGGAAGGAGTATTTGAGAGATTAAAGACATCTAACGTAGTGCACGATGAGCTTAACTTCCCTTACCTTGAGCCTACCGAGGAGCAGATGATTGACCTCTACAGAATGGCTGAGATTATGAGAACATCAACTCCTAACCTGAAAGTACCTCTCGAAGCTGAAATAGAGCTTGGTGATAACTGGGCTAATACAAAAGAGATTAAAGATTGGATAGCGATAAGAGAGAATGATAAAGAGACTTGGGACAATACTTCTTCTGAATTAAAGAAGGCTGTTTCAACTTGTGAAAATCTTATAAGGGAGGGTCGAGTACAATCGGCATAAGCTTATAAGGAGTAAAACTATGTTAGTGTTTGTATGTATTTGTATTATCCTTATGTTCATATTGCTTGGCTTCATTATCCACGATATGTGTGAACAGAAAAGTGCAGTGAAGCATATTCTACTGATTGTATTATGTGGAGCTGTAATGGACGTTGTTGTAATTCTTTTTTCTTGAAGGAGTAAACTATGACAGAAAAACTTAAACAGAAAGCGGAAGAAAGTGCTAAACAGAATTGTCCTATACCTATGAATTGGAATGAGATTGATGTAGCAGAAAGAGCAGGATATGTAAAGGGTTATATAGCAAGTGCAATCGAGAACGGTATTCAATGGCACGATTTGAGAAAAGACCCGAATGATTTACCACCTAAAATGGGGCTAGGTTCAAAGGAAGTTTATGTACAGTATGACACTAAAGGAGTAACAGATTTTGCTTGTTATCGCTTCGATAAAAATATATGGGAACGGAGTGAGGATGATGAACAGGCAGTCGGAGTTATTGCTTGGTGTGAAATCCCACAGTTTAAGGAGTAAGAAATGAATCAAGAAGAACAAAAGAAAAAATACAGTGCTTTTATATCGGATGTTTCTGAAATCCTTGGTTTAGGAAAGCCTATAGACGTTTTGAAGCTATGTATGGTTACTGACAGATTCTTCAAGCCTTTACAAAACCAAGTAAAGGAACTTGAAGCACAGATTGAGAAAAATAATAAGTTTTTAGAAGCGGTGAATTATGATTCGGAAAAAGTTCCTATGCTTGAAGCACAGATTGAGAAACTTATAGATTTTGTTTTACCAAAAACTGAATGTTGTGATGTTTGCCCGATAACTGATACTTGTATCAATAGCGAAGGAACTTGCCCTTATGCAGGAATACTTGCTAAAGGTGAAGAAGAAGTAACAAGGGAATGGTTAATGCAAATTATTTCAAGGACAGAAAAAGATGAACAACTTAATAAACTGCAAGAAGAAAATCTTAAACTTGAAGCAAAGGTGAGGACTTTAGAAATTGAACAAAATTATTGTATGCCAAATTGTTCTAAAGTTACAGAACTGAAAAGTAGAGATTGTTGGAAAGAATGTTTATATGCTAGTGGTAAATCAGAATTGATACACGAAATATTACAACAACAATACAATCTAACCAAAGCAAAGGAACTTCTTAATGAGTTTATGCGGATAAGTAAAGCAAGTGATGAAGATTTTGAACACGATTATTCAGAACTTATCGGAGAGGCAGAGACCTTCTTGAAGGAGTAAAAACTATGACAGAAAAACAGATTAAACAGAAGTTCAAAGAAACCTATCCTGACTTTATGTGTGGTGATGAACCGTTAAGTCCTTACTTTGATATATGGGAATACGCAATTGAAATAACAACAAAGGAACTGCAAGTAAAGACTGTTAAACGTCTAAGGCAACATTGTAATACTATTCATTCACTGGTAGTAGAAAAGGACAGACAGCTTGAAAAAGCAAGAAGTATAATCCACAGACTGTTAGTTGTGATTCATAAGCATAAATGGTGGGACTATACTGTTATAGACGAAGCCAAGGCTTTTATGAGTGAGGTTGACCGTGATAAAGACCATGACTAAAGAAGAGTATGCTTCCTACCGTCACTCTGTCTATCTGAAGTATGCTGAATCCAGACGAGCGAAGCAGAAGGCTTACTACGAGGAGCATAAAGATGAAATCAAGGCGAAAGCCAGAAATAGATATAGGAGGAAATGTGGACTATGATTAGAGTCAAAGTATTAAACAAAGACCCTCTGTATGATTACAGGGAAGATTGTAAGGTTACGCAGGGAATCGACATTTTTGAGGAAGATACACCTCCTGTCAATGCAAAGGACATGACAGAGTGGTGGATAAAGCAGATTGTGGCTAATCATTCTTGTATACGCTCCGTGCACTTCCGTGTAGTTGCTAGAGCTCCAAAGAGTGTTATTATGCAGATTATCAGAGCTACAAAGGGACATCCTCAGCCTGAGGTTGAAAGCTCACGTCCTGACTGGACTGGGAAGGAAAGAAGCAATAACCCTTACGAGGAAAAGCTCTTCGCTCAAGACCATACAGCAGAGAGCTTCATTGAAATGGCTAAGCAGAGACTCTGTTACAGAACAGAGAAAAACACCCGTAACTTCATGAGAGAAATAGTAGGCGTTCTGAAGGATACCAAAGACCCTTTCCTCCGTGCTGTAGGTTACTGTGCTCAGCCTGCCTGCTGGTGGCTTCAGGGTTGCCCTGAAATTAAGAGTTGTAATAATAACGCTACCAAAGTATCTGATAGGCTAATAACGGCTTACAGATTAAATAATAACATTCCGCTTCGTACGAAGCAGGAAGAAGTAGAAGAAACTTTAGAAAGGAGATAATTATGGCACTTCCAAACTTAAACAAAACAGTCGGTATTCCTGTAGAGGAAGTTGGAAAGAAAGTCAAGGAGCTCAACGAGATACTCAAGGAGCACAACATGATTCTGAAAGCAGAAAACGATGTAGGAATCTGCTTCTGGAAAGATGAGAACACAGCTATCAGCCTGAAGCTTGAAGTTGTACTGCTGAGCGATAACAAGGAAAAGGAGGAAGAACAAAATGGCGGAACAATTTGATATGAAGCTTTACAAGAAAACTCTTAAAAAGGCAGATAAGAAATTAGGATTGAGCACAAAAAAGAAGGACGAGCTGGCTGAAAAATGTATCACTTCACCGAACAGCATTTTAGGAAACATTCCTGATAGGCTCGTTAAGCCTGTTACTCCTTTCAGCTGTCCTGTGAGAGTTCCCGAAAAGGGAACTCCTGAGTCAGATGACGCTATCCATTCCCATGTCTTTGACGCTCAGATGTATGCTTTAGACAGAGGATTCATCAAGAAGGATTCAGGGAAGCTCCAGTGGAGTCTTATGCCTTTTGAAGAGCTTAAAGATGTTGTAAAAGTCCTTATGCTCGGAGCTGTAAAATATTCTCCAGATAACTGGAAAAAATGTGATAATGTGGTAAGATATAAAGACGCTTTAATGCGTCATGTAATATCTTACATTGAGGGCGACGAGATAGATGAAGAATCAGGTCTGTCTCACCTCGCTCACGCTGTCTGTAATTGTCTGTTCCTTATGTGGTTTGACAAGCAGAAGAGCAAGGATTAAATTATGGGATTTTATTATCTGCTGGGTATATTCGCTTTGTTGGCTACGACAGCCGTTATCGGTATCGTTGTTCTTATCGGTATATTTGCTATCGGAGCTATCATAGTGAATCTGTTCGACAGAAAAAGGAAGGAGAAGGAGAAGGAAAATGTTTAACCTTAACGAGTTGTGTGTAATGGCTTATGAGAACGCTTCAAAGCGTGAAGCTAAGGACGGTAAAGTATCAACTGATACACGCCAGATGTTGAAGCACTGTGCTACAGAAGTTGTGGAATCAGCAGAAGCTTATAACTCTTGGGTGGACGGTGTAGCAAACAAGGAAATATTTGCCTCTGAGCTTGCTGACATCATTTGTTGCGTACTAATCATAGCAGGCAAGGAAGGCATTGATATGGAGTACGCCCTTACTGCATGTATGGAGAAGAACTATTATCGGGCAATCGGTAAGGGGGACAAATGAAAAATCATAGCGGTATCCCTTGCAGTCCTGAGAGCTTAGCTGAGTGGGAGAAAGCTTTCAGGGACATAGAAGAGAGCGTAGCTTACTGCGAAGCTCACCCCTGTAAGCTGAAAAAATAATTTAATAATCCGCACTTTTTGTGCGGATTTTTTCTTGACATTTTATACCACACCTAGTATAATATAATTGTAAGGAGGCAGATATGTATGTAATAAGTAATGTAAGCGATGATTTTGTAAAGTGTAAAGACGAGCAGGCTTTCAAGAGACTTTACTGTAATCTCAGACTTGAACAGAAGGAGGCTGTCACAGTTAAGCAGAAGCTCATCTGCATTGAGACTGAAGAAACGGTAGCTGGCTTCCCTGACGTAATGGAGCTGACAACCTTCTGTGGAAAAACTACAGCTAAGTTCTATGAATTCAAGATTTCAGATAGTTACGGGAATATCAAGTTTCAGCCTACTCAGCCAGCTTTCTATAAGAACAATTACGAGCTTGATATTACTGTATTCGCTTACAATAAAAAGAGTCAGAGAGTGCACGTATTCAGTGCCAGCGAGATATTTGATAAGGCTTCTCCGTACTACACAACCAACAGAAGAATAAACCTCACAGTAGCTGAGAAGGAGATAGGTGTATGATAGAAGGCGAAAAGCTTGTAAATGAAATCAATCTATGCAATGCGGAGGTGTGGTAATGGCAAGAGTTGACGATGTAATTTATAATTTTATATACACTAGAGGCTGTGCTGGCTTAAATGAAGACTCGAAGAAGCTTTTATCAGACGCTGTGCGTTACGGCTTTGAACAAGGAGAGAGCTTTGGTAGGTATGAGAAGTATGCAGAGAAAGTAACGAATGAATGTCTTATCCAACCTGAGAATGACAGAGCTTGGAAAAAAGAGCTTGACGAGATTATGAGAGATTGCAGGAACACTACTTGTCGCTCGAATGAAGCCAAGACAGTACGTCTGTTAGGCTTGATTGCTGAAATGATTCTGTATAGAAGACGAGGAGGTTGATATGATAAACACAAGAGAACTGTTGAATAACATAACAGATGAAATAATCGAAGCTCAGGTAGACAAGCCTAGAGACCGCAGGGAAATATTTGACATTTTAGCAAAGCACGTTCTTCCTATCGTAAGAGAGCGTAACAGCTTACTGTCTTACATCAAGGGAACGATAGTTCATAACTCAGCTAATTTCATAAAAGGCTACGAGGAGGCGGACAATGAAGGCATTGATAGTTAGCTTGGAATCATTTCAGAAGGGAGAAGTCCCTCCTGAAGTTATCGAATATATACAGAGAAACAGACAGAGAGCTCCGTTCATTATCCTTGATGAGAGCTCAAAGATTAAGACTAACGAGCCCTGCAAGGAAAGCAAGAAGAGTAAGCGTACTCAGGCTGTCCTCAAGCTCAATAAGATTGGAGAGCGATGTATCCTCACTGGAACATTCATGAGTAAGAGCCCCGTGAACGCTTACGACCAGATGAAGTTCCTCAAGGACGATTTCTTTCCTGAATCTATCTACGCCTTCGCTGAACATTACACAATCAGACGGTCTTTACAAAATGTACGAGGAGCTCGTACAACTATCGGACAGAAGGACTATGAAACTATTCACAGACGTCTTGAAAGATGTAAGACGGAAGCTGAGTTTAACAATGTTGTAGAGGGTGTACGAAGATACTTCGGGCTTTCCTATGAAGACTGTGAGTATATCAGAGAGACAGCAGAATATACACCTCATAAGCATATAGACGAGCTGTGGTCTCGTATCGGAGATGTATGTATGAAGGTGGACAGAAAAGATTCTACTGACCTTCCTCCGAAGATTTATAAAAATTACAGCATAGAGCTTACTAAAGAGCAAAAAGACCTCTACCTGCAACTTCAGAACTTGCACTGCACTGACCATATCACTGTAGATAATGGCTTAAAACTTTACTTACGTTTTCAGGATATATGTAACGGATACGAGCCTGTAGAGACAGAAGAGCTTACCGAGAACGGACAGCATAAGGTAGAGTTAATTCCGTTGAAAGAGAATCCTAAGCTGGATTTGTTGGAAGAAATTGCAGATGATATTGGAGATAAGCAGATGATTGTATGGTGTAGCCGTTCCAGACTATTATATGACGCTGAAAAGAGGCTGAGAGATAAGGGCTATACGACAGCTATATATGACGGTAAGATAGGACACAAGGAACGTGAAGAGGGCTATAAAGCTTTCTCTGAAGGTAAGGTACAGCTCATCTTTATCAATCAGTCTTCAGGAGGATACGGACTTGACGGACTGAAAGAAGCAGACTACGCTGTATTCCTGTGCAACTCTTATTCTGTGGAGCAAAGACTTCAGGCAGAGGGACGTAATTATCGAGGAATAATTACAAGGAGTAAGTATTTTATAGACCTTACATGCAAAGGCACTTGTGAAGACAGGGTTACGGTAGCTTTGAAACAAGGAAAGGAACTGGTTGATTCTGGTACAACTGACGCAAGTGTTTTTGAATATTTTGGAGATTAGGCTTGACATTTTATACTCAGTATATTATACTGAGTGTAGTTAAGGAGGTAAGCTTATGTTTTTACTTATATGCGTTATAGGAATGTTTGTCTCACTCATTGTATGGGCGAGCGGTAAGGA